AAAGGTACATACTCACATTTCTCTTTATAAAGAACTGTGTTACCTAATACGACTACTCTATATCTTTCACCATCTAACTTAATGTATGTGTCTTTAACGAGTGCTTCTTGTGACTCAATAGCTCTATCATATTCTTCATCATAAATATCACGAGCATTAGACTCTTCTTCAAAAGTGTCTCGTAGGTCTGACATAATAGACTTGATGTATTCTAGTGGCTTGTCAAATGTTTCAGCAATGTCAGCTAATTGCATCACTTCTCTGTGCTGAACGAACTTAGCATCTTGTAGGTTAGGACCATTAACTTCTACAGAAATCATCATGTTTTCTGGAGCTACGTTCTCAATATGAATCTCTGTTTCTTTTTCTGTAACCTTGAGCTTAACGTCATGTAACATAGGTTGCATAACTGTAGCTGGGTCAACACCATTCATAGCTGCTTGTTGATAGACAACATCCATGTTGACACTTGGGTCAGGGTAACCAGTATGCTCTAATACTTCTGTATTCTCATCTGAAGCCAACATTTGAAGTTGGGCGTCTGTCAACCCCTTGTATTCGTATTCTTCTTCTTCCTCTTCTTCTTCGGCATATACTTTTACATAACCGTTCTTAGAGAGTAGTGCGTCTTTAAACCATACGTAGAATACTTTAAACCCTTCGTTCTTTTCCATCACGATATGGTTAATGTAATCTGTTTCTTGGTCTGCTGCATCTTGGTCTTCTGGACCTTTAGGGTCAAACTGAACAACCTTATCACCAGCTACAAAGACTTTAAGTAATTGTGGTAATGCTGACTCAATAGTATCTTGAACGTCATACGATACAACTTGTGAACGACCTTCTTCTTCGTTACCGAATGGTTGACCTAGGTAGTAGTCAATCGCTTCTGCTCTATCATTAGACAATGCACTATCATTTACACCATAGGCTATATTCTCTTGCGCCTCTATCTGTGCAATTATTTCCATGTCTTCTAAGTTCATTAGTAAATTCCTATACAATACTTCGGTTGTTATATGTTATCTTCTCACCACCCCATGACTCATTCTTCATTTGTTCTACTGAAGTAGCCATATATCTAAAGGCATCTGCACCATGACTGTATTCATCATGTAAAGGTGCGCCTGGTTCATTAGTGGATGAGTTAATTGACCTCTTATAATTCTTTAAACATTCTAATAGCCTATTAGCTGACTTATCAAAATAGCATTTATGAAAGTGCATTCTAGCTATCTTAATACCTGACTCTATACTTGATACTGGAACTATACGAACAGTCCAGCCTTGTTTCCTCATAATGTCTTCTGCTGATAATCCTGACTTATAATCCCTAGATTTACCATCATGCGGTAAGAACATTGTACCCCAATTATAATTTAGTGACCTTATCTCAGATGAGAAACTGTCTAATGTCCTATGATTATCTTCTATGTATTTAATAATGCGTATATCAGATACACCACGTTGACATAATATGATAGCCATAGAGTCGTTAAACCCTAAGTCAAAAACTACATGAACCTTTAGCATAGGGTCATAAGGTACAGTTGTTATACGGTTACCTTCTTGTGCTTCACGTATCTCGTTAGAGTATATAGCACCATCTACAGCAGCCTTGCATTCACCTTCCCAGATGTTTGCATAGTCAGGGTTAGTCTTCTCACTATGTTGACGTTCTATCTCTAGCACTTCAGGAAACCAAGGATTGTCAGTATAGTTTACTTTAACTACCTTAGCGTTCTCTGGTGGATTAACCACGAACCTAGTATATGTGTCGTCTGTATCTATGTTAGGGTTAAATGATACCCATATTTCTGAGTTAGGTTTACGTATCGTAGGGATTAATATATCCCATGACTTCTTGCTAATTGTCTGTGCCTCTTCGCACCAGCAAATGTCAGCCCCTTCATGGCTCTTTATTGACTCTACCGTATTTGTAGCAAGTCCTGTAAAGCTAAAAGAACTACCATTAAGACCTCTAATCTCTGACTCTAAGACTTCATAAAAAGCTCCTAGACCTAATGCCTGTATCTGGTCGTTCAGCAAAGTGTGAACTGAGTTTTTAATACTACGTTGTATCTCTCTGGCACATAAGACACGTATTGGCTCATTAGCTGCTTTTATAAGCAATGCTCTTGCCATAGACCATGACTTACCTGAACCTCTACCACCGTATGCTACTTTGTAACGGTGTGGCTCAAATAAGAAGTCTAGCTTATTCGGAAACTGAGCTATCTTCTGGTTTGACAAAGACAATTCCTATTCCAGAAGGTAAGTCTTTACCATCTGCACCAGTTAATTCTTGAACTGCTATAGCTTTACCATCTAATCTATCACCAATCTCTTTAACTGCTCCCAAATCGCCTTCAGCAGCCTTCTCGTATAGTTTCTCTGCAATAGCATGAAGTCTCTTATAGTCTTCTTGTATGGCAAGTTTGCGGATAATATTACCCCAAATTCTTTTTTCTTTACTAGAGTTCTTATTGCCTTGATTGGCATGAGCAGCTTTTTCTCTAGCTAATGCTAATTGTTCTTCTTTGTCCATATAGTAACTCCATAAATGGGTCATTACTCCTTAAATTGCGTATTTTTTAACAGAGTTCTCTTTAATTAACTCTTTGATTTTAAATAAAATGTCTTTCGGTAATTTTTTGATTATATAACTCATAGCAATGTCATTACCTTTACAAGCATCATCTATAACTACTTCTAAGAACTTTCTTATATCCTTAGGGGAACGTTTAGACATAATCTTAATTTGTCTTGGTAAATTATAGTAATTAACTATAAACTGCTTACCGCTTTTACCACCTTTTTTAAGTTTGTTATATAAGTTATTAATACCTATTTCTTGTATCAAGAACTCTTCAAACTCTAAAGCCTGTGCTTCTGATATATTATCATGAACTATCTTAACTGTATACGGCTCACCATAATCTCTTTTCTTGTAAGCACGGTCATTTGAACCCTTACCTACGTATATTGGTTTATTGTCTTTACCATAGTGTAAATATGTATAGTATCTATCCATTTGTTATAGTTCTGACTCTTTGTTATTCCCTTTTAGAGGATATATCATTCTTTGGTATGTTTCCCACCATTCTTGACTATAGTCTGTATTCTGATAGTCTTTAAAGCATGGTGTGCCGAGGGTGTGATGCACTAATTTAGCATCTGGGTTGTATTCGTATTCTGTTTCTAGCCAGTTCCATGTTTCGTCTAGCTTACCTACTTGTTCTTCAGGGTATTTTAACCACTCGAATCTATGAAGGTATTGTCCTGTCTTTTCTTGTATGAACTTAGGCGTTAGCTGTTTGTTTAACCAATGTCCACAGTTCCATAGTATGACGCTTGACCAGTTCTTTTTAGGATAGTCTTCGTTCTTTGCACCTAAGTATTTAACTGGATGCTTTGTTATGTAGTTATGCTTTACAACTTTAACTGCTTCGTCATTGTCGAAGTTTGCTAGTATCTCTGCTATATCTGTGCGGCATATCATATCGCCATCTACGAATAGTGCGATACCTTTAAAGTTATTTAGATATGGCACTAGAAAGCGTGAGTAGATAAATGCGTTACTACCGTCTGTATGTGTTTCTTTGTAGTCTTTTAAAGTGTTTAATGCTAATGGTGTAAAACTTACCGGTATAGATGACTTCTCTATAACTGACTGGCAAAAGTTATGATAAGCAATTGGTTCTACCTTGCCATCATATCCTACATATATATCTAGTTTTACCACTTTACTTTGTTTGCCCAAAAAGCGGCACTCATTTTTCCTTTTGCAATGTTTTTAGCGTGTCTTGCTTTAAAAGACTTTGCTCTATCTGTATTTGTCTTGTCACCACTTACGCCTTTTTGTCCAAAGCGTATAAGTTTTTCTTGGTCACCATCTTTAGCTAATACTGCATGTGACTTAGTAGGATGATTAGGCGTTCTCTTAGGTTTATTATAACCTGAAAATGTTTCCTTACCCTTCTTAATCATTTCTTTTTCTTAGCTGTCTTTGCTGATTGTTTAAATGCCATAGCAGTAGGTGCACCTTTACTTCCTACTTTACGCATCTTCTCACCTGAGCCAGCTTTAATTCTAGCTTTCTTGGCTGCAATGTTAGCGTATAGACCTGGCTTATTTGCCACGTTTAGCTGCCTTTTTCATAGGTTTAGCAACCATTTTGCTGCCTGTTTTTTTTGCGTATTCTTTAGCTTCCATTTTACCTTTTGAAGTGTAAGGAAATGCTTTCATTCCAGTTTTTGTTTTTACCATTGGCATAATTATTTACCTTTCTTTTTAGCCATGCCAGCTTCTGATAAAGCAATAGCAATAGCTTGTTTAGGAGACTTAACTACTTTACCACCCTTACCTGAATGTAATGAACCTGTTTTAAACTCCTTCATCACTTTTGATACTTTCTTCATCTTGCCTGCTTTTGTCTTCGGTGCTGATTTCATTATCTTTCCTTAATTTAATAAATCTATGGTCATATCTACAGTCGTTGCATAGCGGATACTCGGTAGAGTCAAAAGGGTCACCGCATTGATTACATATAGTTACTGAGAATGTCATATAAAAGAAAAAGCCCAACCACGGAGAGAGTGCAGTCAGGCTTTTGTGGGATTACGTTATTAACGGACAGGAGTTGTCCAACAAGTAGTATTATAGCATACTTTCATAGTTCTTTGCAACAACATTATGCGTTTATTCTTCTTTCTGCTATTGTCAGTAAATTATCGTATGCCATATCTA